GACATCCCTTGAGCTTCCCCCTCCTCTGCTCGATAAATCTTGGCTGCTACCGTACCGCACTAATGCGATGGTTGGCGCTAGATCCAGAGCGGAAAGAGGTCGTAAAGATCCTCTGGAATGCTGTTCTCGTCAATGGTGACTATATGCTCTTCAGGGCACCGGCTAGCTTCTTTCTCGTGTTTCACGAGGTAACAAAAGAGGCAGGCCTGGTGGTTTCCCTGGGCAAGAACTACAATTCCAAACACATTGCGCTTATTAACAGTCAGATGTATGTTTTGAAGAACGGACGCATGGTGCGTGCCGGTTACCTCAATCAACGTCTGTTGTCTGCAGGTTCCATTGAGTCGCCTTCCCTCGCGACGCCCGACCAAATTGGTAAGGACGTGGGGGAGATGGTTGCTCATTGCTCATGGGCCAAAGGTTGTATACCGATGGCATTCCAGAGATGGAAGCCTAAATGGACCGGGTGGTTCAGACCAAATTGGTTTCTGCCCGTCCACTTAGGGGGATATGGTGTCCCACTGCAGTTCGCGTCGGAGGACTGGAAGATAACGTCGGGCCAAAGAAAAATGGCTTCACGATTTATCACCAATCCACGACTGCAACTGTATAGGCGTAAAGGATTCAGTATCGAGACAGCGAAATTTGCAAATAGTTTAGCAAAATTCGAAGTCGTGCCCAAATACCCTGAGGTAGAGGTGCGGGAGGAGCGTGAGCAGCAAGGTCGTCTTGAAAATTTGACAGACGACTGGCTCGTTCGCGCCGCCTACATCTCGCGGGCCATGCAGCTTAAGCAGGAGAAGGTTTCCGATAAGGTAATGCTTCTCCGCTCCGGCTCCATTAAGAACAAACTGAAACCAATGTCGGATAGGGGTCTGGCCAAATGGTGGCACGTGACAACAATTGCTCACGGCCTGCCAGAGTGCCCCCCACTCCAAGGTATAAAAGGCGATCGCCCAGTGTATGAAGAGAGGAAGAAAGGCAACCTTGCCGTCCCTCGGTCTCATCCATTTGGTCGTAGCCGGAGCCCACGTAGAGTGGCTCCGTGAAGTTTGCGCATCCCCCGCGGTGACGTAATCGCCGCGAACTAGAGTTAGCTCGAGACTCAGAAAATAAGTCGAGCATGGGGTTGTTGTGGGTAATTGCCCAAAACGGTGCGAAG